AAAGTGGCGGGAGTCCCGTCCGGGTTGGTGACCGTTAAAGCCATAATCGATTAAGAGTAGTCGAACCACTACCACAAGACAACTGTTTTTCCGCTCTTGAGCGTTACGGGTTGTCCCCGCGGCGCCGCTCCGGCCGCCGGTGCGCCAGTCGCAAGCGCCTGTTCGTCCGGCGTCAAGAACGCCTTCGGATCCTGCCCGGAGCGCTGGAATAACGAGACCGCGCTTTTCAGCGGGTCGCGTGCCGTGTTTTCCTTGGCGGCCGCTAGCTGGTTGGCCGTCTCCAGGAGGTCTTTTCGAACCTGGGGCGAAAACTTGCCGCGGCCGAGAAGAACTTCCTTGACGTTCTGCAAATACTTGTTTAGATAGGGCTGCTTGAGGTCCAGTTCTTCCACCTTGAAACTGGACTTGCCTTCCACGGTCTTCGGGTTCGTGAGATTCGCAACCGCCATGCCTAGGCGAAAATCGAAATCGTTCATGTTCTCGCTGTTCTGCTGCGAAGGAGTCTTGCCCGCGAATTTCGGATCAGACGCCAGCGATTTGATCTCGGAGATTTCACCGGCCGCGCTGCGCCAAGCCTGATAGGCCGGGTCAGCACGGAGATTCTTCACCACTTCCTGGGGCTCAGTGAACGAGCCCGGAACGGGACCAGCGGGCCAGCCCATCGGCTTTGGTCCCACGACTGCCGGAGCGGGAGGAGGGTGTTGGATCGTGGTTGCCGTCGGCGTGACGGTGACCGTAGGCCCGGCTGCCGGAGGAGCGGCCGGTTGAATAAACTGGCTCAGGTCCAGCCCGGGGATGGGCTGAGCAATCGGCACGAGCGGGGTAACTGGCGCCGTGGCGCGCGTGACATCCGCTTCCGTGACAGGAGAAAATGCGGGCGGTTCGGGAGCGGCAGCGGGTTGAACAAAGTCAGCCGCTCCCTTGTCCGGAGTCACGCCCGCCGGGTGCTTCGGGTTCTCTGTGTTCTGGAAAAGAAATCGGAGAGCCTCCCGCCGGTGGTCCTGATACTCGTCATAGACCGGGTTCGGGTTGTCCGGAGTGCTCGGGGTGACGTTTTCGCCGAAAGAGTTGATCCACAGCCGCCGGGGTTGGCCGGTGGTCGGATCTGGCATAATCGTTTCCTTGCCCGCGAGCCCCTGGGAGGCCCACTGCGCGAGGTTCTGATACTGGAGATACTTCCGGCCGATTTGCGCCTCGGATTCGAAATCGCGGACCGCGTTGCCGTTCTCGTCTTCCGTCCAGATGGGCAGGTTGCCATACTGGGCATAGGCGTCCAGCGCGGGCTTGTAGTTCGTCTCGGCGGTTTGCTTCGCCGTCTGCGCCGCGGCTAGTGCAGCGGTCGGCTGGACCATTCCAAGCTGAGCCTGGGTCTGCGCAGCGGTCAACGCCGCGGAGGCGGGAACTTGGCCTATCTGAGCCTTCGCCTGGACGGCCGACAGATTCGCCTGGGCTTTCTGCGCCTCGATAATGTCCGGCTGGATGTTCAGCACGTCCAAAGCATTCTTGCCCTGCGCGGCCGCGAGCGCTCCTGAGTGCGCCAGGATGTCGTTCGAGGTGATGAACCCCTTGTGGTAAGCGTCAATAAGCTGCTCTACCGCGGATGGGGTCGCAGCGGGAGCAAGCGGAGTGACTAGCGGCTGGCCAAGCGTGCTAAGGCCCTGTTGTTCGTCGTTGAGTGCCATATTATTCTTTCGGGGGGAGCGGCTGCTTGATGAAATAGATTGGCGGCTCCGATTCGTAGAACGGCATCTGCGCCGTCTGCTGGCGCGCCTTCTCCGCTAGCTTCGCGTCGGCCGCTTTGTCGGTCTTGTCCTGTCCGTTGTCTCGATTAGAGTCCATAACTGCGTTTCGAAGGTTGATTGACGCCCTTGTCTTTTCTCGGCATCCCGAGCACCCGCGCCTTGACCTGATTCCGAGCCTGCGCCAGCGCTGCCTGCTGCCCGGTAGGATTGCCGCTCACCTGGACCGGCGCCAAGCCGGACCATGCGGCCCCCGGCGACATACCAGCCGCCACAGAAGGAAGCAAGCTCGCCGGGGTCCAGCCGCCAGGATGTTTGAGCAACGCCATACTCGTTTACAGCAGCATTTCCCCGGCGGTGTCCGCGAGACTTGAGAGCCCGTCTCCCCCGGTCGAGCCCTTGGAGTTCGTTCCCGAGTTGAAAAAGCTGGCAATCTGTGGAGCCTGCTGCGCTGTGGCCTGTCCGGCGCTGGCGATGCTTCCCCACATGCTTGCGTTGGCTGCGCCAGTTGCGAGCGCGCCCTGCGCCTGCACCTGGGCCTTGTTGCTCGAAAGCTGGTTGATCGCACCCACACGCGCGAGCCAATCCGAGGCAACTTGAGTGCCGGTGAGACCGGCCTGGGGTAGCAGTGAGTTGGAATTCTGGAGCACTCCGGTAGTGGCCGAAAGGTTGCTCATTTGCTGCGCCTGGAGCTTCGGGAAAAGGCCTTGGAGAATCTGCTGCCGCTGGGTGTCAAGATTCTGCGCAGCGGTCGCAAGCTGGGCCGCCTGGGTCTCGCGTTGCGCCTGGAGGTTGATTCCAGCGGTGCCGAGGACCTGCTGAAGAATGCTGCTGCCCACGCTACCGGCCCCGCCGGAAGCGCTGCCCGTGGCCTGCCCGGCCTGCTGAAGTCCGGATTGCATGAGTTGCGCCTGGACATCCGGGGGCAACGTCGCACCGGCGGCTAGCTCTTTCGCGGCCGCTGCAACCAGCGCGCGCTTCGTGGCGTCGAGCCCGGGGGTGCCTGCGAGCGCCTCAGCAGTGGTCTGCGCAGCGACTTTGTCCGAGTTCGACTGGCCAATCTGGCCAAGCTGGTTCGAAATCATCTGCTCGGAGATCGTCCGCTGCTGCGCCAAGGCAGGATCGATTTGGGCCTGGAGCGCTAGCTGGTTCTTGGCCCGCTCAGTGTCCGCTTCCAAAGCCTGCTTATTCACCAGGGCAGGATCCATCTGCGACTGGGTATAAGCCTTCATCTGGTCGATCGCGCGCGATTGCTGTTTCGCGGCATCGTTGGCGGCCTTGCCTCCGATGATGCTGCTGATCACGTTGCCGCCGCCGCCTAGAACGCTCGATCCTGCACTAATTAAGGAACCCATAAATTAAAGCTTTTTCGATACCGACATGAGGTATGGTTCGTAGCCCAAACCTCGATACACTTTTTGCAACCGCTCGGTGCCTGCGTGCATCGAGTAACCGCAAATCACCCGGGCGCACCCGCACGCCTTGCAGACCTTTTCAAACTCCCGGAGCAACGGCAGTCCATTGACACCGGCCGCGCACCACCAGACGTGCTCAAGGCCCACCGGGACGCCCGTCATCGGCTCCGGCATGATCAGCCCCACGAAAACACCCTGCGGTTTTAGCTGATCAGTGAAAAGGCCGAAGGCAATACCGCCGTCCAGATCCACCAAGGGGGCGCTGGAAGCCTCGATAGCCGCACCAGAAACCGGCTCAGGCACCCGGTGCCTTTCCAGTCCGAGCGGCACAAGGTCCCGGATAATCTGTCGGGTCTGGTCTGCATTCAATCTCTGAACCATCTCAATAATAGTCACCGCCTGCGGCTGCTAGGGCGTGTAATACTTGCGAGCCGAGCGCTTGATGAAAAAGGTCCCCACGGAGGCCGGGATGGTCGGAACCACGATATTCGGCGGAGTGCCGCCGCCCTGGGTGTCCGTCCGGGTCGTCACGCAATCGTTGTCCGGCCCCGTCGGCGCCATATGCTGGAGGCTGCCCGCGTCCGTGGCGGTCCCGTTGCCCCAGTCGTGCCACACGCCGGAAGTCGAGCTTCGCGAGCGGAGGGACTCGTTGTGATAATGCGAGGGAAGGTAGCTCGGCATGACCTGGGTGCTGGAGTCGGCGCCCGTCGTCGCGCCTGGATCCAGGGTGCCCACTAGAGCCCCGCGCGGGGACTTGGAATTGAACACCGTGTCAACCATCCACATACCTCCGGTTGTGTCGGTCGCGGCCGCCGGATCCGTGCCGTCTCCGCCGTCGTAGAACCAGAGATCCGATTCCACACCTACCCACATTTGCCGGATGCCCGAGGTCGAGGGCACCTCGTGAGGCCACACCCAGAACGAGCCGTTCCACACAAACCACCGGATGGCGTCACCATAGGCCAGCGGCGAGGAGGACGTAGGGTCCTGCGTCGTCTGGAGCCACACTGTCGGGTTAGTCGAGGTCGGCCGGGAATTCCCAATGAAAAATCCAGGGGTAAACGAAGCGCTGATGTTCTGAGGAACGTAGCGCTTGGTCGAGGGGTCCCAGACATACCACTGGGTCCCGTTTTTCAGCCAGGGGCCGACATTGGAAGTCGGCTCAGTGTCGCCCACGAAAATAAAGTTGGTCCCGCTCGGCGAAAGGATCCGCATCCGCTTAATCATCTCAGTAAAGAGATCATTCGGGCTGCCCTTGAACGTCGCCGGGATGGGCGAGGATTGGATGTATAGGTTTGTGGCGTTTAGGCTCATAGGTTGTTAGAAAGTCTCGATCGGACCCGTGGTGTCCTCGTAGACAAAGAGGCGGTTGCTGTATTGGTCGAAGGCGAACGCATAGGCGGTGTGCCCCGTCCCATACGATTGTTGATTAAACCCGTTGGCCGGGTCGAAACTCCGGGCTCCTCCGCCCTGGGTGTAGGCGAGATAGATCAGCCCGTTGCAGTCGTTGTAGTCCGAGGAATTGCAGAAGGTGGCTCCCGGATTGAAAAATGCAGAACCCACTACCGCATTGCCCGCGTTCGGGTTGATGAAAATGGTAGTCCCATTTGCCTGCGCACACGCGACGAGGTCGGCGCCTCGGACCCACTGGATCGATACACAGGTGCCCACCGGTCCTTGGTTGAACGTGAAGGCGTGCGTCACTGGGTCCCAGATGTGGAACAGTGTCCCGCCATCCGAATTCAGCAGATAGACTTTATCGGCTCCCGGAGAGTAAACACAGCCGCCGCCGTTATGGCCGGTGAGAGTATACCGAGCAGTCTGTGCCCGGCTCGTCGGATTACAGTCGATCACGTCAAGGGTGCCCGCGTTCGTGCTGGGCATCGACTTGTAGATCAAGCCGCGCTTTGAGTCGTAGCATTGTAACAATACGTTCCAGTCAGAATACACCGGATTAACGGCGGGCTGCGTGGCCGCTAGACAGTTTTTCGTGTCCAGGTCATACCACACGACGTGCCCGGCCGAACCACCGATCACACACTGGTTATACATCGTGTCGATGTAGGGGATCCCGCATCCGTTCGCTGTGCTGCCGTTGGCTGCTGAGCCAATGTGGTTCGCTGAGTCGGTCGCGTTGCCGACATAGGCCGGAATGGTCGTGTCGATCAGCCATACGTCCTGATATGGAGGCGTGACCTTTGTCTGGGTCTTCACCAGCCACATGATCCGCCGTTTGTGGTCGAAGGTTCCTACCTGGGTGTTATCGGCCCCCCATTGGGGTATTGTCGGGAAGGTAGACACCGTTGGGCACCCCCCGATCGAGAGTGCCAATGGGATCTCACATTTTTGGCTGGTCGCGTCCGTGACTCCAACCACCGGCGCGCCCGTCGCGGGGAAGTGCGGGGTTCCCGAAACCAACCCCGAGGAGGAGAGCGTTATGCCAGTTGGCATCGCCCCAGCATCCACGGCAAATGAGTAAGGAGCAACTCCACCCACTCCAGTTAGCTGAAGTGAATAGGGAGTGTCCGTAAAGGCTGCTGGCAGCGGTGAGGATTGCGTTACCGACACCACATTGATAGAAAACGTCCGGATCTGGGTAGACAAGGAACTGGTTTCCTGCGAAGTCACCTGCACCGTGAAGGAGTAAGAGCCGCCGGTCGTAGGGATGCCCGTAATAGGTGCCGTGGTTCCGGTGAACAGCCCTGTGTGAAACACGAGCCCGGGCGGGAGAGACCCGCTCACCAACTCCCACAGAAACGGACCTGCTCCGCCGCCCACTACAGTCAACTCAGAAGTGTAGGCAACATTCGGACACCCGTTGGAAAGAGGACCGAGGATATTTGTGATTCCAGACCCGGGAGTGCAGGAGCAAAGAACCGGATCCCACTTGTATTGAGCCGGACACGGCTGCGGAGGGCAGCACCCAAGGATTTCAGTCCGGGTGATTTGCGAGCTAAGGTCTGATACTCCGTCGTCTGTGATTACCTGGAGCCGGTAGCCGCCGGACTGATCACAGATCTCGATCACCGTGCGGAGAGCGCTGGATAAGACAAGCGGATACGTCCCGGCCGAGGTGGTGATGTCCGGGTTCTTGTATAGGTTGAACCGGACTGCCCCGGCAATCTGTTTGATGTTAAAGACAACCTGCTGTGTCCCCGAAGAAAAAATTGGGTCGCTCTGAGCACTCTCCACTCCGTCCGCGGTGAGCGTCGTGTATTTCCACCAGCCCGGGCTGCACACTGCCACAGACCCGCGCGGAACGCACCCGCCAACCGGAGTGTAGAGCGTGGCCGGGTTGCTCGGATCCTGCGCCTTGTAGAGTGTGGTGCACTGCGCCCCGGGAGCTTCATCCCAGGCCAGGAACCGGCTGCACTGTCCGAGCAACGTCAATCCGGTCGGAATGTCCGGCCCATCGTTCGCGATCAGAGTAAGACTAGATCCGGATCCGCTAATCAAGATCTGACAGATGGGCGGCGACACATAGTCCAGCAACACCCGGCGGAGTCTTAATACGTCTAAGACAGCATTCATACGAGTCCCTCGCCAATCGAGGTAATAGGCGGCAACACTGAAGTCAATTCATTTTCAGCCATCTTGGTCGCGATTATTTCGGCGACTCGATCGGCCGCTTCCTGGGACACGATGCTCTGGGCTTGGCCAACACCCACCGCAAGAAATTCATCCTCCTCCAGGGTGACCGTTTTCTGAGACGTGTAGTTCGCGAGGGACCGCGCAGCAAGGTCCGCGGACGCATCCGCAAAATCAGGCTGATTGGTCCCTACTCCGTCGAACCGCACGGCCTTGAACGCCACTTCATCCTCGCACGCGGTCGCTTCACCGGAAAGATCTTCGGGAACGAGAAAAGCGAAGGGTCGAACCCAACGCAACGTTGCCGGACCGTGACCCACAATCAAGAGTTGAAAACTTCGATCGATGTTGTCTTCGTCCAGGGACTCAACCCCGCACGAGCCCTGCTCGTCATCCACTGTCTGCTGGTTCGCGTCCTCGGTACGGAGAGTGCGAGACTGCGGCTTGAATGCGTAGAGACTGTCAGTGCCCTCGATCTCGTGATCGAAGCTGAGATTGCCCTTCTGGACCGAGATCAGCTTGGACATCATCTGGCGATACGCCCCGCGGGTCCCGCCTGCGTAGAAGACCCCGAGATTCAGGTCCTCCTCGATCGCGGAGAGCGCAAGGTCTACCCACGCCAAACGGCACCGAGAGCCCGGAGCTTTTTCCTGGACCGCCGCCGTGGCGCCAAAGTAAGCGCGTGTAAACAGCCCCCAGGTAATCGGGCACCCGTCGTCCAGGCGGTCCGGCGTGAAGGCTTCCCATAGTCGGTTCTTTCCGTCGAAATCCACCGACACATGGAAGACCCGTTCCACGTTGGCAACCTGCCCGTTCATCCATTCCACCGGACGAGTTCCCAACCAATAGCCGGACCAGGAAGGCCCCGAGTCGTCCGCCAGAGTCGTCATGCTCGCGTGGTTCAAGACCCAGGTGTGCCGGTTGTAAGTGTCCTCCGCGGGCACCGAGATCATTAAGAACTGCCCGAACTGACCGATAGCCACCCCGGACAGGTCGTCACTGACCGTGGCTTTGCTGACGAGCATCTCGTTGTCGCGCACGGGGAGCCGAGTCGTGATTTTGCCTCCGAGAGCCGGATCATAGAACGCGATGCCGGAGGCGGAAAACCAGACGAGCCGCCCGTAATGCGAAGTTGCCGAGCGGGAGGAAGTGCACCCCACCCCGATAACCTCCTCCTGAAAATTAGCAGTCGTCGCCCACGTCGAGCGGTCCCGGATGTTCGCCTGGATGATCGAGCCGTCGATCGCAGTGAAGACCATCAACTGCGGAGACTCCGAGGAGGGAGTAATCACCAGAGCCGTGATGTCCGCCCGGAAAAAGAAAGAGACTTGGCCGCCGAGGTAGTCTGACTCTCGGAAGCTGAACGGGTTCGAGATGTCGCTGGCGAAAAGCTGAGGGCCGCGAGCCACCCACAGGCGATCTCCGATCCAGGCCATCTCTCCGCCCGCGGGAGTCTCGTAAGGGAGCCCGGCAACATGCCCAGAGTTAGATCCGTCCCACCATGCCGGAGCCGTCAGGCCTCCGTCCTGCATGAACAGCACGGCCTTGGGCGGGATAACCCGAATCGCGGAAGTGAACGAGGTGTCAGTGCGCTCGGCAGACTGGACGGCCTGCTCGAAGAATACTTGACGCGCGTAAGGCGAGAGTTGAACATTCGGCAGGACGATGAACTGAGTGAAGGGCCAGTTAGCAACATAGACCTTGCCGTCAATCACCACCACTGCCTGTTCAAGACCCTGCTGCGGCACGAAAAGGAAGCACCCCTGGAGGTTGCCGTCCGGCAGCGTCACAATGCACCGATAGCCCGGGCGGCACGAGAAGGTGCCCCCGACATTTAGCATGTTGACCGCCATCCACGCATACCCAACGGGGATTTGCGAAGGATCACTATCCGACTTCACGCCGGATAGCCATGTCGTGTCGCTATCGATGATTCGAGTTGATGGACTAGGAGGCATTAGCGGATGTCGTAGTCGTATTTGTCGCGCGGATTGCTCATGTCAATCACCTGGATAGGATTGAATACAGGCGGCTCGGCCATCTGTTGAGCTTCGAGTTCCATTCGGGTCGCGTCGGCTTCGTAAGAGTGGGCCTCCGCGATCTGATTGTCGGCGTAATGTTTGCGCGCCTGGACGCCGAGCAGAAATCCTACCCGGCTTTTCAGAGGTATGTGGTCATACCGCGAGGTAAATGTTGGGTTGATTTTGCGGTAGGCGATCCGAACCCAGTTGCAAGACCGATTAAGCATGATCCGGCGATACTCCGGGAGAGTCTCGTCCGGCTCCATGACAGTGAGCAGAGTCCCCGTTGCCCCCGAGTCGTCCGTCGTCGAGAGCCGAACACTCCCAACTGTAGGATCCTTATAGATTCCCGTGATCCGGGCGATCTCCGGAGCCGTAGAGTCTGGGACCGCGAGGCCAAAAATCGTAGGCACTTGGTAGCCATTCTGCCATACGCCGTTGACCTGCCGCCGAAGCACGTTGCCGCCAGAGTCGTATCCGTAGATGATCACCTGGGCATCGTTATCCGCCTGAGTCTGGAGATAGGCGACAATCTTGGCCGGGTGCACAAGGTCCCGATAGGTGCAGTGCATCTTGCCTGCGTCTTGCCACTTCCACTCACAAATCGTCCGGCAGTCACCGGGACCGTTCAAGTGAAAAGAAAATAGCTGGCCGTAGCCAAGCACCGGCTGGCCGCCGATGTTCACGCCGATCACTGTCTCCACCTCCCGCGGCAGGGCCACAACCCGGCGCCCGCACCCGGCGGGGTTGTTGCACTGAGTCGCGCCATCGCAACTCGCGCACCCGGCCGTGCAGATGTCCAGGTATCCCTTCCAGCCTTCGAGGTCCTCCTTGTTGGAGACTAGAGACACTGCGTCCGCCAGCCAGCGGAAAAGCTTAGTGTCGTCGCACGCGCCAACTATCTTGCGCGCCTCGTCGTAGATGTCATCGACGCGAAACATTAGTAGTCCTCGCCTTCTTCACCGTCGTCGCCCATGCGCTTAGTCACCGCCTTGGCGAGGGCGTCCAGGGCATCCTCAGTGCTAGTGTCGCGATGAGTGGGGGCGGAGACTTCCTCCCCCTCCACGTCACAGATCTTGCGCACCTGGATGCAGCACTCATACCAATGCGAGCCGTCCTCCAGCACTTTGCTGGTCTCCGATTTCTTTCGAAAGTGGATGTTCATGTCTCCATGATCCGGAAGATCCAACTCTTTTGGGCCGGAGTAGTGAAAGCACGGATATACAACTTCCTTGTTATCCGGACCCATTGTCATTCCCATTGGGCCGTCTTTAGCGTATAGCTCGCTTGACTTCACCCCGAGATCGATGTCGTTGCTCATATTTTTCTGTCTTAGATAAACCCACCCCCGAGAGCCGTTCTCAGGGCTTGGATCAGGTTGTAGAATGCGGCTGACTGTGTAGCCGTCAATCCTTGGTGGAAAGCGGCGAAAGAATACCGGTTGGAAGAAAAACCAATGGGCACCCCAGACTCGTATAGGTTGATCGCCCCCACATAGCAAGGGATAGCCTGGGGAGTCCCGCCAGTGGTGTTCCCAGTTGCCAGTGCGGCGTGCGGGTGCGCCGAGGATGCAAAGTAAAGGGCGAAGGCGTTAGCCGCGGTCCTGCTGCCTGAGAGATACCCCGGGTTGACCAGGAAGGCCGCGCCTACCCCACCAGAGCCGCCCGAAAAATTCCACGAAGCGAACAAAGACCCGCCGGTGAACGGATTGCCCGCGTCGAGCGAGCAAGCAAGCGCCGTCGAGTTGCTCGTATACCCAGAGTCATACTGAGCCACCGCGCTCAACTCAGAAAAGTAGAGAGTAATCCCAGAGCTTGTAGAACTGAAGGCCGTCCCGAGCACCCCGGTGTTAAGGTATTTCGAGGACGCATTCCCTTTGATGCCATTCGGGTTTACGTCCGCCGCAACATACGGTCCGCCGTTTGTCCACGGATCAGTCCCCACAGTCTTGATAAGTGGGGTGAGCGCGGCCGTCAGACTGTCCGGCACGAAGCAGTTCACCGCCAGCATCAAGGAAGTCAGACCGGCCGAGTCGAGTCCGTTGCAGAATGTGCTCATGGCCGACTGGGTGCCCGCAGACGGGGAGGCCCCGCCATGCGCAACTACCCGATTGACCCAGTCAATCACGAGCGGGTGAAGCGGAGGGGCCTGAGTAGTAAAGGACCAAGTCACTCCCGTCGTTGTCCCGCCTAGATTCTTCGCATCGATCCTCCAGGTGTAGGGAGTCGAATAGGTGACAGTCGGAGTATAGCTAGTTCCCGCTTGGTTGCCCTTAAACACTCCGTTAAACCAGACATCGTAGCTCGTGGCGCCTCCGCCGTTCGCCCACGTAAGAACAAGACCAGTAGGATTGACGCCAGTGGCGCCGATTGCTGGGCTCGGTGTAATCGCTTGGTTAGGTGCAGGAGGGAGACCCGAGTCCGTGGTGAACGTCCATGTGTCCCCCCGAGTAGTGCCGTCATGGTTCACCGCGTCGATGCGCCAAGTATACGCGGTCAGCGGACTCAGCACACCGACTGAAAAAGAAGTTGACGCCTGATTCACCTGGAAGACACCATTGAAATATACATCGTAGCTCAGGGTCCCGCCGCCGTTGCTCCAGGACAAGACCACTGCGTGCGCTTGGTCCACACTCGGAGCACCGTTCGCTGGGCTCGGGTTGACCGGCTTCAGCGGAGCCACCGGGACCGCCTCATTGCCTGTCGTGAAGACCCAGGTGTCTCCGATCGTGATACCCACCTCGTTCAGAGAGTCGATGCGCCAAGTGTATTGAGTAGATACAGCCAGAGGCGGGAGCGTAAACGAATTTCCAGTAGTGGCCGTTTGGAACACTCCGTTGAACCAGATGATGAAAGAGGTCGTGTCCTCTCCACCCGTCCACGAGAGTGTTGTCAGAAGGCCAGGGAAAAGGTTAGTCGCACCGGACGCGGGGTTCGGGGAGTTTGCTTTCGCCGGTTTGTCTCCTGGGGGAGCCGGAGGAGTCGGAGGCACCGGCGGGACGGGCTCGGGGACGTTCGTGACGGCCAGGACATACTCCGGGATTCCCACGGTTTTCGTCCCACCCCGCTCGCGCTCGCCCTTCGAGATAAGGGCCTTCTCCCGGATGACCGGCATCTGCCCTCGCCCGCCTTTGCTGCCGACTGTTCCTAAGCAATTCGGACCCATGTAATCACTGTCCCGTTAGCCTGGAGTTTATACTGGTTGGCGTTTGTCGATCGCGCCCGAAGCCCCACCCGCTGATTGATCGTGCCCGTAGTCGTGACGATTCCCGTAAGGGGCATCAGCACTGTTTGGCCCGGCACCATGCTCGTCACCGCCTGCTCGCTCGGCACGTAGAAAATTCCGTCCGAGGTCGCCAGAGTGACGAAGGTGAAATCCGATATAGTCGCACCGGCCAGCGCGAACACCGGAACAACCACGTTGACTAGGTAGGTCCCGGCCGCGGGAGGAGCGAAGCCTGGGCGATCCTGGGAGTAGTCCACCGGCTGCCAGAAGCCCGTGACAGTGTAGTCTACATACCCCGCCGGTACTGTCCCATTAGAGAGTACTGGGCTGTACTGGCCGTTCTGGTTGACGAGCGAGGATCCTGGTATGCCAGGGTTGCCTTGAGGACCTTGGACACCTTGCTTGCCTTGCGGACCCACCGGCCCGAGCCCGGCACCTGGAACCCCCACGGGAACCACGAGCGCGCCCGCCGGGATGGTCGCCGGAGCGTTGGACAGAGCCGAGACCAGCGTCACGAAGATCACCCCGCCAGGAGCGACATTGGTGACTTGATAGGACCCCGAGTGCTGAATGAACAGACCGATGCCTTCCACAATCGAGGGGTTCGGAACCACCACGATTTGGGTAAGCGGAGCGTTGATCGTCGGCTGAGAAAATGCCTGGAGAAGCACCGAGTAGGTATTCGTGCCGTCCTCCCCGTCCACGCCCGGGATACCCTGGGGGCCAACGAGGCCGCCGATGCCGTCCCGGAACAGCCGGAGGAAGTAGCACGCGAGACCCTCGTCCACACCCCGGGGGTTGTTAGGAAGGCCCACGTCCAGCGAGCACGGCAGAGACCAGACAACCTGCCCGTTGACCGAGGTCTTGATCACCTGCCCGAAAAACTGATCTGTGAAGTTCTGGATCTGACTAGGAAGCGTCTCGCACTGGGGAGTGTTCTTCGCGTCCGCGCGGCACGGGTTGCCGCACTGCATGAATTGGTTGTTGCAGTCGAGCGGGTTGACATTGCCCGTGACGCCCACCGGATTCCGGTCGCTGCCGCTGCAATCTACACAGGTTCCCATAAAATCATTTGTTCGCCAAGACCGAAGCTAGTCTTCGCATTGGTTCTTTCGCTGCTTCAAAATCCGTCGGATCTTGAGTAGCATATAGATAAAGGTGGCGAGGGCGACTCCGATTTGAATCACCACCAGACAGTCAGTAAGTAGGGGCATAAGGTTGTGCAGTCCGGTTGTGAACGCTAACCGGGCTCCGCCAAGGGTGGCATTAGCTCCTAGCACACCTAACAGGCGGGCTTCACCCTCGAAAATAGCTCTTAACGGCATGAGTTTGTTTGGTTATTAGAAAAGGGGGTGAGACCTTCGCAGGTCGTCACCCCCCAGTGTTCCCCTACCCTGATGCCTGTCCCCTCTTGGACAGACACCCCATTGGGGGCGCGTTGCGCCTTACAGAGTATTGGTCGGGTCGTTAGCGGCACCCCGGACAATCGGGGTCTCGTTGTCGCCGCACACACCAATGTTGGTGTAGCTGAAGCTACCAGCGCTCGAATTGGTCGAGGCGGTAGTGTTGATGCAACTCACCAGACCCAGGTCAGCGGTGCAGCGCTGATACAGAATCGGGATGATATGCTGAGGCCGGAGCGGGCGGTAAGCACGAGTAATCTGATACTTGTGCCATCCGAAGTCGCCCCACTGGTTACACTGATTGTCGATCTGGTAGTGCCATTCCAGTTCGCCCATGTGAAGCTGTGGCGCGAATCGGAAGCTGCCTTCACCGACATACTTCTCGGGGACGAGGCGCTCAAAGGCGCCGTCCGCGATCAGGACGCCCACTTCGTAGGGCGCATTCAGCCAAGCCGGATTGGGCTTCGCAAATGCGGTCCCGCGCGCGGGATTGGAAACAATGGTCACTGGATCCACCAGCGCCAGAGTGCCGTCCACGTTGTAGCCAGTCGCCCGCAAAGGACGCTGATCCACACCGAAGGCAATGCCCCGGTAAGCCGGAGACTGCTCGAAGGAATACGCGGTCAGAGTCGTCTCGCCGAGCTTGTAGCCGCCAGTCGTGAGGCCGATCATCACGTTCTGAACGCCCACTTCACTGCGAAAATACTCGATCTGGTCCGATCCGCCGATGAAACGGAAATGCGGCATCCCTTGGTCCTGGGAATACCACTCGCCGAACAGCACCTCGCGCAGATAGCGAGAGATGTAATGGAGGGCCTTGAAGGTCATCGGGCCGGTGGGAAGCAACGGCGCGAACTTGACACCCAGGTCGGTTTCCAGCCCGCCGGTAAACAGCGAGTTGAAATCGTAGTTCGCGTTGGCCGTGAACTTCGAAGCCGAGCGCAAGTACAACTGAGCGCGGATGTCCGCGTTGATGTACTGGGTGACGAGCTTCTTCATGGAGTCCTCCGCCATGACGTAGGAGCCCTTGAAGGCAGCGTAACCTTTCTTTACGCAGATGTTCGGGCCGCGGCCACGAAACGATTCCAGGCGGAGGGTAAACTCCACCGTGTCGGTGAGGTCCTGAATACCGGTCTGCCCGCAGATGTCGGTATCACAAACGAAGGTCGGGATGGCGAGGCTATCGCCGGGGGCCGCCTGCATCTGGACCACGGAACGGATGGCGTCGGAAGTCCCGCTAGGGAAGACTCCACCGTTGATGATGTTCATGTAAGGGCTGTTGGCCGCAAGCGCTTTGGCAATGGTGCCCACGATGCGGTTTGTGTCCTTACTGGCAATGTCCGAAATGTCGGACGGATTGTCGCAGAAAAATGCCATAAAGTGACTGTCTTTCTTGCCGGGGTTTTACCCGGACTCGGTTACGTTTACTGCCTGCGCTCCTGGCCAGCGAACGCCCACTTTAAGGCCGTCTCCCGTGAACCACGGGGAGCTTTTAGGTTCTAATGACAGTCACCGCGCGGGACGGTAGGGTCAACCCTGGTGAGTGCGAAGAAATTCTTGCCGGTCCTGGAGCAACCGCTGATAAACTTCCGGCCGCTTGACCGAGTGGATGAAAATCGCTCCGTCCTCGCGGACCTGCTTGGACATGATTTCGGTGCCGAGGAGCGAAGGGTGGTCGCTGCAACTCACGCACGCCGGGAACCGCCGATACGGTAAACCAGCGTACATGGTAAGCTGCACCATGTAAAAATCTATGAAGGGCATTATCAGGCTCGCCTTCACCCCCGGATGGTCAGCGACTTTCAGCATCCGTTGGATCGTTCTTCGGGACAAAAAGTAGGGCGGCTGGAAAGCGACGTGCGGCCAGCGCTCCCCGCGCGCTTCGAATTCTGGCAGGTGCTCCGGGATGTCGTCATTCACGAGGTTGGACCACACCAGATCCGGCTCAGCGTAGAGGTACGCGGGCAGTTCCGGCGTCAAGCAAATAGAATCCGAGTCGTGGATCAGAAAATGGTTCTCCGGAAACTCCAGGAGGATTTCCAGATGTCGGCGCTGCCGGTCGAGCGAGTCCTGGCCTATGTAGGCGCGCTTGCCCCCGTAGCGGTTCTCGATTCCCGGGTAGCGGATCTCCGCCTTGCTGTCCTCCGGCGAGAGCACCACGACGGGGCACTCATGCTGAAGGTAATTGCCGAGTGCCTTGATAACGTAATGCTGGTCCCCCTGGTAGCAGCAGACGGCGATTCGGGTATTTTTGTTCATAAAGCTGCGTCAACCATCATTTTCACGAGTCCCCCAAGGGTCACCTTGGGGACCCACCCCAGTTCTTGCTGGGCCTTCGTCGGGTCCCCGAGCAGGTAGTCCACCTCCGTCGGACGAAACAAACGCTTGTCTACCCGGACGTATTTCTCCCAATCCAGGCCAGCGTGTGTAAACGCCATCTCCGCGAAATCGCGCACCGATTGCGAAATGCCCGTGGCGACAACGTAGTCCCCGGGGCGCTTCTGCTGAAGCATCAACCACATTGCCTCTACAAAGTCGCCCGCAAATCCCCAGTCGCGGCGTGCGTCGAGGTTGCCGAGCAGGAGTTCCGTCTGCTCTCCGCGCTTGATCCGCGCCACCGCACGCGCGATTTTCTGAGTGACGAAATTCTCCCCACGCCGGGGGCTCTCGTGGTTGAACAGGATCCCGTTGCTGGCGTGGATCCCGTAGGCCTCGCGATAGTTGACGGTCGCGTAATACGAAAAAACCTTGGCGCACCCGTAAGGGCTCCGGGGCCGGAAGGGCGTCAACTCGTTTTGCGGGGGCGGAGATTTCCCGAAGATCTCGCTTGACGATGCTTGGTAAAAGCGCGGGCGAATTTCGAGAGTGCGGATTGCTTCAAGCAGCCGGATTGTTCCCGTGCCGGTCACGTCTGCCGTGTATTCCGGGACCGCAAAGCTGACCCCTACGTCGCTCATTGCGGCGAGATTATACACCTCGTCCGGGTTCACGCGCGCGAGCAGGTTGACCAGCGAGTTCGTGTCCGACAAGTCGCCCTGGTGCAACTGTAGCTGGCCCTTAAGGTGGTCGATGCGCGAGGTGTTCGGCGTGCTCGATCGTCGGATCAGGCCATGCACCCGGTAACCCTTTTCGAGGAGCAGTTCGGCAAGGTAACTTCCATCCTGGCCGTTACAGCCAGTAATCAGTGCTGTTGGCATAGAAAATCTTGATAAGCGCGCGTCAGCCCGTCGTCCAAACTGACTTTGGGCTTCCAGCCCATTGCATAGATCCGGCTAACATCCAGCCGCCGGTCCGGCGTGCCGTCGGGCTTGGTCCTGTCCCATCCTCCGGCGCCCCAGAACCCCACGATGCTCCGAATTCGGTAGGCGAGGTCCTCTAGCATGTGCCAGTCCTCCGGGCCGATGTTGTGTGGGATGTCCCCGCTATAAATCTGCATCAGCAGAAGGCACGCCTCCGCCAAATCGTCCGCAAAAAGGAATTGCCGGATCGGGCGGCCCGTTCCCCACAGCCAGCACTCCCCGGTCTTGGTTTTCGCGTCGTGGAACCGGTGAAGCATACCCGGGATGACGTGCGAGGTCTCCAAATCATAATGATCACCGATCCCATACAGGTTCGTCGGCATCACGCTGATAAAATCGCATCCGTATTCCTTGCGGTAGGCTTGACAGAGCTTGATTCCCGAAATTTTCGCCAGGGCGTAGCATTCATTACTCGGTTCGAGGGGGCCGGTGAGCAGCGCTGCCTCTTTCACGGGCGCCGGAGCGCATTTCGGGTAAGCGCACGCGCTCCCGAGGAACAAAAGTTTCTTGACGCCGTAAATCTTCGAGCATTCCAGGACGTTGTCCTGGATGCGAAGGTTCTGGACCATGAATTCCACGGGTTTCGTGGAGTTCGCGATAATCCCCCCTACCCGAGCCGCTGCCAGGAAAACATACTCCGGTTTCTCGTGCGCAAAGAGCCGGTCTACCGCGCAAGCGTCGGTCAAATCCGCCTCTGCGTGCGAAGCGGTAATGATATTGTCGTATCCGTGCGCCCGGAGCACTCGCACGAGCGCGCCACCCACGAGCCCACGATGCCCGGCGACAAAAATGCGTGCGTCTTTGTTCATACCTTGAATCTCTCTCGCCCCATCCGGATCAACGAGGTGTCTTTGCCTCCGTGGATCCAGGTCCACCCCCGATTTATCATGTCCTGATACTGTTCGGGGGTAAACGTCGGGGTGTTATAGATGCTCTTGATTCCCGGGATGTCCGCCCATCCTCGATTTTTGAATTCGTCACGCAAAATGAAGTCCCACCCCACATGCGCGGCGATTCCGCCCACCCGGCGGCCGATCCAGGTCAAGAAATTTAGCTCGCCGGACATCAGCGCGTTGCCGTTTATGTGCGGGCCGGGCTCCACGAGCGCACCAGCCATCACGACGGGCTTTGGCGTGTTCACCCGGTCCCACTCAGACGACAACCGGGCGATCCAATCACGCTGGATAGGGCATCCGTCCGCCTCGCAAGTGAAAATCGCCTTATAGTGCGGGATTTTTCGGGCCTGGATCATCGATTGCGCCCACTCCATGACTGAAAACCAGAGATCGTTGCACCCGCACGGCCAGCCCACTCCCCGGCGACGGCTCACCCGGGCATAAGTGTTGAATTTCCGGGAGACGTGCCGGACAGAAGGCTCGTCCAGGCTGCTGTCGAAGCGCGCCATGAACAAAAAATCGGCCTGGGTCGAGTGCGTTGGCTCCAGGTCAGCCAAAAAATGCGACAAAGCCAGGGCGCGCTCTCGGTCCCCGTTCCAATACTGAAGCGCGATCAGGATTTTAGGGTCCACTTAAGATTTTCTCCTGCTGAGTATTGCGCGGGCCGTAGCAACAACTGCCCAAATGCCCGCACACGAGCCCCATGTCCACATACGGCTGGTGCCCGGCGGCGGCCGCCCGCATACAAAAGCTAACATCCTCGCCCACCCCGAGAGTATTTTCCGCTTTCGCGCGCGCCAGGAGATCCTCTAGCCCCGCCATCGCGGTATAGGCCTTCTTTCCGTCCAGCGGGCCGTCCTGGAGTTGGTCCCGGAGCGTCACAATCCGCTCAACGAGGCTCGCTTCGGTCGAGGTGAACCAGTTCCCACCCTTCTTATTGGCCCCTCGCGCGAGCCGAGGAAACTTTTTCTCGATGTCCTCGAACACCCGGCGGTGAATTAACATGCAACCAGTGCCCACCCACTTCGCGGGCTTGATTAAATCAAAGGGCGCCCGGCGGGCGTAGGCGGCCTCCTGGGCGTTCATGGCTCCCTCATTGTATACCGGCGGTCCTTCCGGATGACGGCCAAAGTAAAGCGCCCCCACGAGCGTCTTCCCGTGACTGATTAGCCGGTCGAGGGCGTTCCACGCCAGAAACTTTTCCGGGAAGTCTTTAAACCGGGTGTGGGTCTTGAACCATTCCGCGTTGCCGAACGGGACGACCATGTCATCATCGATGGTCAAGAACCAATCCGAAGCCGTCTGGAGAAAAACGTCAACGCAGGTGTTGCGCGAGTGGGCGACAAACGCATCGCCGAAATTAAGCATTGACGCCGTTCGGCGCCGGTCCATCAACTGGGAAACGCAAAAAGAGGTGACCGGGGAGACCTGCTTCCACCAGGGCAAAACCACCATGACTTTTTTGTCGTAAACCGGAACGGACACAGGAGGGACCACCCCAACTGGGGTGATCCCTTCTGTCGAGTCTGAAACTCCAAGGAGCATTAGCTAGTGGCGGCAGCCGCGCGCTTCTCCATGACCTGCCGGGCGATCGCGTCGAGCGCGTCACCGGGAGCCACATTGACGTTGTTGTCGGTCTTGACCGTGTTCGGAATTCCGCTCGCGGGGGCAGCGGACTCGTTGAGCCGAGACCGGCTCGCGCCTTTAACCGCTTCCCACTTGCTGGTGATCTCGGCCAGGGACTTCTCCGCAGTCG